CTACACTCTGGGCGCTTACGGCGCCCCCACAAATCCATGTCCCGCGGTGACTCAAGCCGCTTCAGGCCGAGTAGCAATGTTCCTACGGGTCGATTCCATCGACGATTAGGTGACTGAAATGGAGAAGGAATATAGTCTCGGGGAAGACATCAGGACCCTGCCCGGCTTCATTGGGAGGTGCAACGCTGCCCTCGGGAGGAGCGCGGTCGTCTCGGCGGGAAGCGACGGCTCGGTGTCGGCGATCGACCTCACGCCCGCCGAACTCGTCATCGTTCGGAGGGTCAACAGGGGCCTGGAGGACGTCGCCCAGTTCGACACGTCCGGGCTCCTCGTGATGACGCCGGCGCAGTTCGACGCCTACCTGGACGCCAACGTGACGACCCTGACTCAGGCGAGGGCGGCGCTGAAGCTGATCCTCCGTCTCGTCTGGAAGCTGTACAAGGCGCAGGAGTAGATGCACAGTGAGTTCGCCAGTAACGGTCGAGAGGGCGATCCGCTCGATCGGCTGCATCCGGATCCTGAACATCAACGTCTTCCTCGACGAGGCCTGCACGAAGGCGGCGAAGGCCGTCGACTGGGGAACCCTGACCCCGGGCGGAACATCGACCATTATTCTTTACGTCAAGAACACGGGCACCGTCGGGGTCGCCCTCGCCCTCAGGGCGGATGCGTGCACGCCCGCCGAGATGGTCCCGTTCATGACCCTCACGTGGGACTACGATGGGTCCGCGCTCCCCAGGGGCGAGTCTCGAGGGGTCTCGCTCACGCTAGCCGTCAGGCCGGACATCACAGGCGTGAAGGACTTCTCGTTCAATATCATCATAAGCGTCGAGGAGGTGAAGGGTTGAGCACACCGAGCTGGGATATGCGGTATCTGGAGGAGGTCGAGCGGCGCCTCAGGAAGCTCGAGGCGAAGGTCGCCGAGCTCGAGGCCCCCAAGACGGCTCCAGAGCCGAGCCCGATGAAGAGGAAGAAGTGATCATGACGAAGATCGGCTGGGCCGTGGGCGTATGTCCCAAATGCGGGCGGGTGTACAGGCGAGAGTATCCCGCCGACCTCGCAATCTGTGACTGCTACAGGTACTGCGAGATCTGTGGGAGCCTGATGACCCCCTACACTCCGGACATGAACCCCAGAACATATCGGAGCGAGGACGTCGACGACCCGACCGGCGCAGCCGACAAGCACGAGGCGACGGTGCGGACCCGCTACTACTGCGCGAAGTGCGATGTCTACAGCGACGGCGTCCCCGTGGAGGTTGAGCTCAGGTGACCTACTGCACGGCAGCGGATGTCAGGCTGATCGTGAACACCCCCCTGCTGGACGCAGGCATCACCACGATCATCGAGACGAGCGACGCCTACATCGACAAGCTCCTCGGCGCCCAGTCGACCTCCGACAATCTGATCAAGCGGCTGAGCATGCTCATGACAGCGAAGGCCATCAAGACCCGGGACCCTCAGACCCAGGCCATCGGCGAGTACAGCGAGTCGGCGGGGAACATCCTACAGGTCTGGGACCAGGAAATCAAGGAGATCATGGCCATCTACCGTCGCAGTCTCAAGAGGGTGTGACATGACCGAGCGCCTCGACGAGCACCTCAGGATCGCGAAGATCATCCTGACCAAACTCAGGGAAAAGGGACCCATGAGGTCGGAGGCGCTCAAGAAGGCCGTGCTGCTCGATTCGCCGACGATGTGGAATGTTCAGAACACGATGCGGTGGATGCGGAGACGGGGATTCATCGAGAAGACTGGACCGATGCGATCGGGCAATCCCTACACGATCACGCAGAGGGGCATCGTGTTCCTGGAGGCCCTCAATTCGGCTTAGATTTCCGGTACTCGACGACGACGGTGAGGTCGCTGCGGAGGATCTCGTTCTCGGGTTCGTCCCTGTCCAGCCATCCCGAGAGGTTCACGTGGTCGATGCCCGATATCGGATCGTTGATCACCCGGTAGAGGGCCCTATCGACCTCGTGGATGAGGTCGAACCTGAGGCGCTCCGGCGTGTAGTTCACGCCCCTCTTCTCCAGGACCCAGATGGAGACCGACAGGACATCGTCGTAATCCTTGTGCAGGGCCCCGAGGTCCATGACCCTGGCCGAGGACCCGAGGGAGGGTCCGACCGTGATCTGCCACCCGACCGTGGCGAAGATGTCCTTGTCGTACCATGCGGCGGACACGACGCCGGGCACCAGGGTGGGGGTGTCGTCGTACACCTTGACTCCGTTCGTGGCGTCCTTGAGGAGGTCGATGATCAGCTTCTTCGGGTTCGTCAGGCTCATGTCTCGATCATCCTCTTCATCACGACTGTCTTATACACTGTGGCGCTGCCCACCCTCTTATCCATCACGGCCTTGACATCGTACCGGATGCTGCTGTGGATCACCTGGTCATCGCCCTGGACGGCGCTGTCGGCCCTGAAGAAGCCGATCATATCGTCCACCGTCACTTCGCCGGCGTAGGTGATGACCTCACTGATCACTCGATTATAGGACTGGACGAATGCCTTCTCCGTCGCCTGCAGCGCCCAGGAGTACTTCGGCCTGTTGAACTCGTCGGTCCCGCTCACGCTTCGACGGTAGATCTGGACGTCCTCCCCGCGCCTATCGATCATGTCCGAGATGTTGCTCATCGATGAAAGAAGTATAAACTCATGTTTTTAACATATTGTTAGAGTGGCCCTCACAGGGATACCCTGATAGTGCAGCCCTTACAGTGTATCCCTGATAGTGCCATCCTGATAGGCCAGTCCTGACAATACATTATAAAGAGCATCACACAACTGATACTCACAAGAAGTGGTCAGATGAGCGTAGCAACGAAAGGTTGGAGGGGGAACCTCCGCATAGCCGCCACGGAGGCGGCGCTGGACTCCGCGAGCAACGAGGCGAACCTCGAGTCCGTGGACTGCAGCCTTGACGGCGGGCTCGACGGGCTGTTCCAGCTGGGCAGCCGCGTCGCCCAGGCCATCCTCGAGGGCAACGTGAAGATGAGCCTGAGCCTGAAGAAGAAGTACGTCGACAACACGTGGGCCGGGTACGCCGGCATCGGGGTGACGGACATGATCCCGCCGGAGAAGTGGATCGGCGTCTACCCGCTGAAGTACGCGTCGGGCAAGCCAAAGTTCACGATGCTGGGCAAGTTCGGCAACTGGAGGCTGGCCGTGCCGCAGGGCGGCGACGTGACGGAGAGCCTCGACTTCACCGTGCGGACGCTGAACGTCGGAACAATCGCGTAGGGGTGACCTGAGTGTCGGCAAGCAAGGGCTGGCGGGCCTCGGTCGTCCTCTCGGGCGACATCGTCGACGAGGAGATGGAGGGCAGCCCATCGGTCGCGGCGCAGACGACCTTCTACAGCCGCAGCTTCCCCGTCGTGGATCCCGCCACCAGGGCCGTAACAGACGACGAGACCAAGGTCACGCTGAAGGACGACGGTACGCCCGTTTCATCCGCCAACTTCACGCTCACGGGTGCGACAGGCAGGATCGTGTTCACCGCGGCGCCCGGCGCGGGCAGCGTCATCACCCTCACCTACAGCTACGAGTACCAGCTCGCCTACGGCCGGAGCAGCGACGTACTCGTCGACAGCGGCCTCGAGGCGATCCACGTCCTGTCGCAGCGCACGCCCAAGGAGATCCTGGAGGGCGCGGTCAAGATCAGCGGCAGCCTCGAGGAGTACTTCATCAGCCGGGACTTCATCGGCAAGCTGGTGCCCGACCCCAACGCCGATGTCGGGCAGCCCCCGTTCTCGATATACCTGTACCCCCTCGGTAGCACCTCAGGCAAGCCGAAGTTCACCGTCGGCGGCGTCAAGTTCAGCCCCTGGAAGCTGAGCATCCCCGGACCCGACGCGCCCATCACCGAGAGTCTCGGCTGGATGGGCACCACGATAACGCCGAGCACGGTGCCGTAGCCATGGGCGCCGACGCGGAGCGGAAGGGGCGGGCCGAGGAGCGGCAGGGCCTCGAGGAAAAATTCGAGCGGCACGAGGAGGCCGAACGAGAGAAGCTGATCCGGAACCTGGGCGTCAAGGACCGCCTCATGCGGCGGCTGAAGACGAACAGGATCCCGACGGTCCTCAGGGACGACCTGGGCGAGTTCACGATTTACAGCCGGATGATGACCAGCGGCGAGCGGGCGAGGGCGACGCACTACAACAAGATGTGGGGCCAGGCCAAGGAGAACCCGGACAAATACGGGGAGGCCGTCGACGGGTTCAGGGAGCTCGCCAAGGAGATCGGCCTCGGCCTCGACGCCGACTTCTGGGACAGCGAGGCGGTCAGCGACGACGTCATCATCGCATTCATCCTCAACGCCCTGCAGGGGACCGCCAAGGCGATCGGGGACTCGATAACCTCCTTTCGCCCGAAGTGACCTCGGCCAGTTCTACCTCGAACTCTGCACAGCCACCGGCAAGACCATGAGGGAGCTGGGAAAGGTGAGGCGCCGCGACCCCGAGGGCTACGAGTTCCTCGAGGAAGCCCTGAGCGAGCGCAACCGCAGGCTGAACAAAGCCATGGAGGGAAACAGATGAGCCTCGAGTTGACAGTGTCCTGGGAGGGACTGGACGAGCTCCGCGCATGGCTAGACGATGCCATCCCCGGGGCCTTCGAGGCGGCGGCGGTCGAGGCCCTGAACGGGGCGGGCGACACCGGGGCGAACAGGGCCAAACAGATCGTGCCCGTCGACACGGGTGCCCTCCAGAGGAGCATCCGCAGGGAGCCCGACGCCCACGCCGAGGACGATGGCTTCATCGTAGGGATTTCGGCGGGCGGCGGAGGCGTGGCGAATCCGAGGACCGGCCGTGAGGTCGACTACGCCGGCTATGTCGAGTTCGGCACGAGCAGGGCCAGGGCCCAGCCCTACCTGAGACCCGCCCTGATGGAGGCGGCTGAACAGATCCCCGAGCTGTTCACGGAGGCCGTGGAGGCGAGGATGCGATGAGTTCAGGGCCCACGCTGACGGGCAAGATCACCCTCAAGGACGAGACGGGCGCCGCCCTGAGCGACATCCAGGGCAATGTCGATAAAACCTTCAAGGGCATGGCGACAAGCGCCGATGAGGCGCAGAAGAAGGTCACGGGCAGCACCAAGGACCTCGTGGTGGGCATCAGCGGCGTGGCAACCTCGGCCTTCGCCCTGTACGGCAGATTCGACAACCTGCAGAAGGTCGAGTACACGGCGGATAAGGCCAATCTCGCCCTACAGAAGAGCACGGAGGCGCTGGACCAGGCGCAGAAGAACCTCAACGAGAAGATAGAGAAGTACGGCCCCGACAGCGCAGAGGCGAAGGATGCGGCAGATAAGCTGGCCCTCGCCCAGGAAGGCGTGAGGCTGGCGACGGAGAAGGCGGACATCGCCCAGGGCAACGTCTCGCAGAGCATCGCCGGATTCGCCCTCTCGATCGCCCCCACGGCGATCACGATGCTCACGAGCCTGGAC